CTGCACCCCCACACCGGTGACGTCGTTCGGCTCCCACGTCAACGGCACCTCACCCTGCAGACGCGGGCGATCCTCCGTGCCCGACTCGTACACCCACCCGAACGAATCCGAACCAGTGCGGACAAGCCGCACACGGATGTCTGGGCCGTTCTCCTGGTTCGACAGGTCAGTGAGCGCGGCACCGACTTTCTTCCGCTCAACAGCCGTGTACGACTGCTGGCGGATGCCAGGCCGGTCGGGGTGGAACTCGATCGGGATGTCCGTCCACCCGGGCCACAGGCACGCCTGCTGCACCAGCCGCTTCCCGATCGTCCCGTGATCCACACCCTCGATGACCGTGTCGAACCCCTCGGCAGGTTTCCCCTCAGGCGCGAGCCAGTCCGGCGCCGCAGCACCCAGAAGACCCGGCGGCGGCGGGAGCACCGGCACACCAGCGAGCATGTGCCGGAACCCGCGCGCGGTGACCTTGAGCGAGCTCCGGTCACGGTCGAAATCCTGCGGCAGGATCGGCCCGCCCAGCAGGTGCCCTCCGGCATCCACCGCGATCGAGTGCTTCCACGGGGTGAACAGGTTCCGCCACCCGCGGATCCCATCAACGAAGTGGACGTTGACGGTCTCGGCGGTGTTCGACTGCTCCTGCCAATCGTGCTCGTCGGGCTCGACTTCCTCGAGCAGCGCACCCCCACGGGTCTCGAAGACGAAGAACCGGGTCACCACCATGCGTGATCCACCTTCCCCGCCATCATCGGAGACCCGACCGGGTCAGTCACGTCGAACTGGAACGTCCGCGAGAACCCGCCCGGGATGCTCGTCCACTCACGGAACCGCAACCACCGGGACACGTCCTGACCGCCGAGCGTCGCCCGACCTTTCTCGATCACGACCGACTGGCCGGCGGGGATGGGACGTTCGAACCCGAACCGGGCGCCCGTCTCCACGCACGTGACCAGCGCGGACGAGAACCCACCCGACAGCACGAACGACGGCGACGACGGCGCTTTCCCATCGTTGGGGAGCAGCACACGCCCGCTCGAACCACCACCGGGCCAGACCGCCGTCCAGACCACCGGCCAAACGACACCCTGACCGGCAGACGGCGGGCCCGTCTCCACCCACTCCCCCGTCGAATACCGGCGGGGATCGGCCGCGCGGAAACGCACCTGATAGACCGCGGTCTTCCCGTAGACCAAGATGCGAACGTCGGGCTCGCCGACACGTCGCACCATCGCCCACTTGACGCCGGCCGGCTCCTCCACGGTCAGGAGCCCGCCCTCCCCGCCGGCCAAGACCGAAGACAGGGCGTTCATGCGTTCGGCCTGATCCAGGCCATCCTCTGTGTGGATGACACCCTCGACCGTGATCGTGCGTGCCCCCAGAAGACCGTCCTTCGGGAACTCGCCGTGCTGCTGAGGGCGCTCGATGGTGGGCAGACGTGTCGCAACGCCCGCCCACCACCCGGTGAGCCCGTCCTCGCTGATCGTGTACGTTGCCGGGCCATCTGTCCCATCGAGCGTCAGACCGCCTACGTGCACTCTCACCATCACGGACTCCTTCGTGCGGGATAGAGCCCGGCATTGGCTGCTACGTTCTGCCACATGTACTCATCTGCCGCTGCATCCACGGGGCTCGTCGTCACGGCGCTCATCGTCGCCATTTCCCTCCTGGCGCTGTACTTCATCGTCCGAGGGGCCGTATCGGACGGGATGAAGAACTACGCGCGCTGGCGAGAGGAGACGGGGCGGGACGTGCCACCCACCACAGATGGCAGCGCACCACCCGCCCCGTGACCCTCAGGCCGATCGCATCGCGAAGGAGATTCGTTCACCCGCGATCCGCCCGACCTCAGCCTCCGACATCCCCGGCTGCGGGTAGATCTTCAGGTCGATCGGTCTCTGCTCCTGCACGACCGGCGCGGAGACAGGACTCGCGGAGACGTAGGAACTCATGTACTGCGGGCTTCGATCCACGTAGCCACCGTTCGCATACCCCTTGATCGGGGGCATCTCCCCGCCAGCATTCATGTGCTCCAGCCACGCCCGATTGCGAGGCTTCGCAACCTCACGCGAGCGAGTGACGAACTCGCCAGTGGCGAGTGCGTACACGACGTTGTCGCGGTCAGACGGCGGGCCCGGAATGATGCCACCCATCGCACGGCCGGGTCGGATGCTCGTGGGATCGAGCGAGTCCGTGACCGTGTTCAGGCGGATGGTCGTGCCGTTCCACTGGTTGTAGATCGCGGTGAGCTGAGCATTCACTCCCGAGGTGTCCACCTTCAGGTACGGCGTGACGTTCTCGATGCGGAGCTTGTACTCCCTCATGATCTGCTCGACCGTGGCCTGACCGCTGGCCAACTTGCCAGCGATCTCAGACGCAGCACCCTGTCCCAGTTGCGCGGCCGCCGCCGCCACAATCGGTGACGCATTCGTTAGGGCGCTCGTGAAAGCATCCGTACCGCTCTTCGACCGCTCGCCGAATGCTTTCTCCATCACGGCCAGCTGTTCGTCGCTGGCATTGACCAGCTCCGCGACGAGAGGAGCACCTTCCGGGCCGAGAGATGCCAGCTCAGAGAGGACACCTTCCGATACGCGCCCGGAGAGCAGGATCATGTTCTTTTCCCACTCTGTCTGCGCATCGATCTGCTTCTGCAGTTCGGTTATGTAATCAGCCAGGTTGACGGAGAAACCGTCGTAGTAGTCCTCCCACGAATCACCCGAGTCTTCGGTCTTAGCCGCGGTGTCTTCCGCCCACTCGCGCTGCTTATCCTGCATCGCGGTGAGTGCGTCACCGAAACCGATAAACCGCTCGTCACCGCCAGCTAGCGCCTCGAAGAATGCCTTCTGGGCATCCGTTGCTTCCTGCGTAGCCGTGGCCACGTCACCCTGAGCGATCTCAAGCAGCTTCGTGGACTTCGCGGAGGCGTCGAGCCCCTCGACCTGCACGCCGGTGCTGTTCGCCTGAGCGATCAGCGCGTCGCGGAACTCCGGCATCCGGTCGAGTAGGTCCTTCTGCTCCTGGTCGGTGAGATTGAACCCATCCGCCAGGACACGGAAACCATCCTGAGCAGCTGGAAGATCCGTCGCGGCCAGGCGTCCAAGCTGCTCGCCTAGTCGCCCGAGGTTCGCATCGAGCTGCTGAGCCTCGATGTCGAACCCCTTGAGGAAGGGGTTACGGGCGATGATGTCTAGCTTCGCCTTGAACGTATCGGCGTCCTTGATCGCTCCCGACAGGAACGAGATTGGCGTCCCCTTGTCCGAAACGGCGAACAGCTCCGCCGGGCTGGTGGCGTTGCGGATGACGTTCTCGTACTCTGCGGATGTGGCCTTCAGTTTGTCGAGAGCCTGCTGCAACGCGGCGACGCCGACAGCGCCAGCCGCGAGACCAAGGCCCCATGGCCCGCCGAGGAAAGACACGAGGCTGCTCATACCGCCACGCATCCGGCTGACGCCGTTCACTGTCGCCTCTGCCGCTCGAGCGACACCCGGTAGCTCCGACGCGCGGAGCGTGGTCAGGGCGGCGTTGAAGGCCGCGATCTTCGGCACGGCGATCAGGAACGCCCCGCCTGCCAGCGCGGCCCCACCCGCGACCGTACCGAGCAGCGCGACACCGAACTGGAGCCCCTCGGGAAGGTCAGAGAACCCCTTCGAGAGCGTGGTGACGGCTTCTGCCACACCCTTCACGGCCGGGAGGAACACCGACCCGTAGTCGATCGCAGCGTCCCGTGCCGCGTTCGCCGCGATCTGCAGCTTCGCCTCAGTCGTCTCGTACCGCTTGTTGGCCTCATCAGTCAGCGCGGAGTTCTGCTCCCACGCCTTCGACTGCAGGTCGAGCGAGTCGGTGAGGAGATCCCCGGCACCCTTGAGCTGCAGCAGCACCCGCTGCTCCTCGGTCGACTTGAAACCGAGGTCGGTGAGCGTCTTCACGACGTTCCCGCCGGACGCCTCGACCCCGTTCAGACCCTTCGCGAACGTGTCGAGCGCGCGCACCGGGTCGTTCCGGAACTGGTCCGCGAACTCCTTCGACGTGACGCCCGCTACCTTCGCGAAGGCGGCGAGCTGGTCACCACCCGTCTGCACGGCCGAGTACAGGTCCTGGAGCACCCGAGACGCGACGCCACCACCGAGCTCTGCGGTGATACCCATGGAGGCGAGGGCGTTCGCGAGACCGAGGACTTCACCTTCGGTAGCACCGACCAGCTTGCCGGAGCCGGAGATGCGCTGCGCCATCTGGACGATGTCGCGCTCCGTCGACGCCCCCGCGTTACCGAGCGCCACGAGGGTCGCCCCGAGCCGGCCGACGTCCTCAGGTGCGGTCTGCATCACGTTCATCAGCTGCGCGATGCTCGTGGCGGCCTCGTCAGCGGAGAGATTCGTCGTCTCCGACAGGTCGATCATCGTCTTCGTGAACGAGGCGATGTCCTGACGCTTCACGCCGAGCTGACCCGCAGCTTCCGCGACTCCCGCGATCTCCTCATGGGTGGCGGGGAGAACGCCGGTCAGCGAGCGGAGCTGCTCCTCGAGCGCGCCCATCTCCTCGGCGTTCCCGTCGACGGTCTTCGTAACGCCGGCCCACGCCGACTCCCAGTCGATCGCGGCCTTCACCGATAGTGCCGTCGCGGCGGTGGCGATCGCGCCGACGGCGAGGAGCTTGGTGCCTACTTGCTCCATCGCCGCGTGCTGCCGCTCATACGCGGCCATGGCGTCCTCGCCGGACTCCTTGAGCTTCTGGTTCGCCTGGCGGGCCTTCTCGTAGTTGGCGAGGTAGTTATTCACCTCGGCGAACAGGACGACCTTGACGATGCGCTCCACGATGGCACCTCCGTCCTGTCGTCGACGGCGGGCAGTGGCCTACCGTGTGACCCGTTCGACGTCGAAGTAGACGCCGTTCAGGTTCGCTCCGTCGCCGGACGCCTTCTTGTGCGCATCCATCGCGTCAAGAGCGGCCCTGCGGGCGTAGTTCGTGTGCGGGCCCGTCGCGGCGTACGCGTAGTCGCTGCCGTAGCTGCTGGGCGCCGCGTCGTCCGACGTTGCTTCGGGGAGCCATTCGCCGAACTCGCCGGTGTTCCGCTCGACGATGAGGAGTGCCTGCACGAGGCCTCGGGACTCGTCGTCCCACTCGCTCTCCGTCACGGACGAGACGACGCGGCCGTGCTCGTCGTGAATGTACGTCGTGGTGGGCTGCCAGCCCCAGTACCTCCGTGGGGAGATGCCGGCGCGAACGGCGGCAGCTACTTCGTTGCGGAGCGCCGCGCTGCCCCGAAGTCTTTTACCAGTGCGTCCAGGCGGCTGGCCGGTTCCGCTTCGTTCAGGGACCAGACGGCGTTCTGCACATCCGTGACCTCAGACCCAGAGAGGACCGCGAACAGGCGCGCCCACTGCTCGAGCGTGAGGCGATGTTCCTCGTCGTCTTCGACTCGGTAGCCGTACGCGGTGTCGGTGTCCTGGTCGACGTACGCCGCCGCCGCGAGAGACAGGGTGGAGATGTTGTAGCCGTAGTGGCGGTCGACGGGCACGTCGGCGCGGACGGGGTGGTGGAGGCTGAGCTCGCTCCATGCGTGACCGGGGATTCGGTAGAACCGCAGCGTGACGAGAGACTCCATCGCACGCTCACGCAGGTCGTCGATCTGCATCTTCAGCTCGGTGACCTTCGGGTTCTCGCCTGATGCCAGTCTCTGGTCTGTGGCCGCCTCGGCAGCGAAGTCGGTGATCTGCGCGCGGAGGCTGCTGATGCGCTCCGCGATGTCGCCGTCGAGGCAGACGTGGACGTCCTTGAACGCGCGGGGGCGTTGTTCGGATCGGGTGAGGAGTTCGTCGAAGTTCATGGTGTCCGCCGTTCTCCGCCGTGAAGGGGTGGACCGTGGGGGCGTCCGGCGGAGAACGCCCCCACGGGGTTGTGTCACGTCAGGGCGTGCTCGGCCGAGATGTAGTTCACGGCCGCGGCCTGCTTCATCGTGAACTTGCCGTCCTGGATGGGACCGGGGAGCTGAGCGCCGAGGGTCAGCGAGTATGCGCGGACCTTCTGCGACGCGGCGGCCAGGGTCTTCTGCGGGACGTTGCGGCGCTCGACGAAGATCCAGTCGCCCGGGGTGAGGATGACCGACGCGGACCCGGCGTCCGTGGAGTCCACGTACGACAGGTCCGGGACTTCCTGTGTCACGGCCTGCAGGGACTGACGCGACTGCGGCGACGTGAGGCGGGTGTCGGCGTTCTTGCCCTGCGACGGGTTGGGGTTCCACCCGCCCTGCATGAACGAGTAGGTGATCCGCTTCGCGCTCGTCGCGGCCAAGTTGGCGGCGGTGATGGCGTCGAGGTTGACCCCCGCAGTGGCGGCGGGGATGGCCCAGATGGTGAGGTTCCCGGTCTGGTCCACGGCGGGAGGTCCGCCGAATGCTTCAGGCGCGTCGGCCATGAGCTCTCCTTTCGTCTCCCCGGCAACCGGGGGTTTCGGTTGACCCTCGGGGAGGCCGAGGGGGTCAGTGGGTGATCAGGCAGCGCGGCTGCTGACGGTGTCGAAGTAGATGTCCTGGTAGAACAGGCGAACGTTCGAGTCGTAGCGGGCGTCGTCCATGTCGCTCGTGAACGGGGTGCACGCGCGCCCGGCGACCTCGAGCCGCTGGCCGACGAACTGGGTGCGCAGCGCATCGACGAGGTCGACGAGACCGCCCGCGTCGACGGTGACGACCCGCCACTGGAACTCGACGCTGTAATCGCCTGCGACGTCCTCCGGTGAGGTGTTCCGTTCCCCGGCGTACCCGCGGATGGTGACCGTCAGCACGAGGTAGTTCCCGGAGACGGCCGTGGCGCCACTGTCGCGAAACACCTCGAAGATGTCACTCGAGTCGATGTATTCGTGCCCGGCGGCGAGGGACTTCGCGGCTTCGATGTGTTGGCGGAGCATCAGACGTCCGCCGCGTCAACGCCGGCCATGAGGATGCCGCGGATGAACCCGTCCTGGTTCGCTTTCGCGGCCAGGCGAGCCGCGTGCTGCGGGGACGTACCACGCTCTGCGACACCCTCTTCAAGGAAGCCGAGCGCGCCCTGCCCCTTGGTCGGGTCCGGACCGATCTCGGCCATTACGCCGTCACCGGTCTTCTCGATGTCGTAGCTCATGGACGCGGGGTAGCCGCGCGCGTGGCGGCCGGACGACGCCCGTGACACTGCGCGCATGTCGTCGCGGACGTCTTGCGCGGACACCTGCACCGCCTTGCGGACGTTGCTGTGGAGGTGCCGTGGCACGTCGCCCATGTCGGCAATGAGACCGTTCAGGTCGGTGAAGTCGAATGACACGCTCACGTCTGCTCCTTCACGGGGTATCGGTGGGCAGTCACCTGCCCCATGTCCGGGATGCCGGTCACCTCGAACGTGAGGCCGACGAGGGACTGGTCCGAGGTCGACCCGGTGACATCGATCTCATCCCCGTCGGTCAGCATCGGCGCGGCCACGGGAAGGTCGACGCGGAGGTCCTGTGTGGCGACGGCCTGGCTCGCGGAGTCACGGTCGGAGACCGCGCGGCTCGCCCCGTTGGCGACGCGGGCGGAGCCCGAGTACTTCTCGGTCACCAGCACGCGTGTCGCCTTCCCAGCGACCGTGCGCATCGCCCAAGTACCGGCGACGATCGTCTCCGTCATCCGCTGCTCCGCGCGCTCACGGCCACGCTGAAGCACGGTCGGGTCGTACGCCATCAGCTCTGCCCCAACCGGATCGTGAACGCCCCCGTGCGGCGCTTCACGAGCGGGACGAGCGCGTCAGCCTCCGAGTCGCTGATGAACAGGACACCCTCCTCCGACTCGCGGGCACGGCGGCGGGTGAGGGACCAGTCGTCGATCTGCTCCCGCTCCTCAGCCCACCCATCGGTGTTCTTGAGGAACCGTGCGACGACGTCGGCGATCGTGGAGACGTACCGCCGCTCCCAGTCCGCGAATTCCTCGGCAGTCGCGAAGGTGGGCGGCTGGTGGATGCCGCGGAGGCGCAGCGCTGTCCGGAGCTGCGCCCCCGCGTCTTCGATGCGAGCCGCCGCCACTACGGCCTCCGCGGCGGTGAGCGGTCGCCACCGATCCGCGATGTCGTCCGCGGTGACGTTCGGCCACGCCATCGTCACTCCACCGGGATGTCGACGCTCTTCAGCGCCTCGATGATGTCGGTCTTCGTCGCGTCGGCGGGGATGTCGATCTCGAGCCCCTTCGCCTTGGCGGCTGCGACGCCATACGCCCGCCAGGCGCCCGCACCGGACCCTGCACCGCCACGAGGGGGCAGAGACGGCTCGGACGCGCCAGATGAGCCGGTGTCGCTTCCTGCGCCGTCTTCCTTTCCCTCGTCGGCGTAGACATCATCGGCGTTCTTCTCGGCGAGGAGGTGGTCGCCAACCTTCACGCCCTTGGGGATCTTGTCGCCCGCTCGGAGGATCAGACCCGTCTCGGTGAGGGCGATCCCTTCGAGGTCGTCTCGGATTTTGGCCATGTCGTTGTAGTCCTTTCGCGCGAGCGGGGCCCGAACGCATTGCGCGCCGGGCCCCGCCAGTTCTGTGATGGGTTACGCGAGGACCTTGGCCGCGAGGCTCAGGTTCGCGTTCGCGAGCACGGGAAGGGCGATCGCGTCCGAGATGACCTCGGCGATCATCGGTGGCTTCTCGCCGCGGTACGTGCCGGCCACGATGCCCGGCTGCTCCGATTCCTCGATGCCGTACCGCTCGTCCGTCGACGTCAGGGTCTGACCCCAGAACGTCGCTCCGAGCTCGGTGTCCTCCCACGCGTCGGTGTCGACCGGCGCGGGCAGGAGCAGCAGCTTCGTGTCGTCGAGGACCTTCCCCGACTTCGTGCGGCGGTCGTACTTCACGATCGGCGGGAGGCCGGCGCCGGTGACGATGTCACGCACGTCGGTCTCGGTCGATGCGCGAGAGGCGCCGTTGTTGAGCTGCACGCGGAACTGGTCGCCGGCCGACAGGGCGGTGAACACCTTCGAGGACATCAGCATCGAGCCGGGCTCAACACCGTTGGTGTCCAGGTAGATGTCGCGCAGCGCCTGCAGGTACGCGAGGCGGTCGACGTTGCTCGCGGACCACAGGCTGGTCGCGGTGACGTCGTGCTCGGTCTTGCGACCGAAGGTGTCGTCGGCGCCGATCTCGGGGATCGTGGCCTTGCCGGTGGCGAGGACGATGCCGCGGAGGCGCTCGACCCGGTCGGCGACGGCCTGCACGACGCGGCGCGCCGTGGCGAGGATGGATGCCTCGATCTGCGCGTCCGGGGCGTTCCGGGTGCGGAGCTGCTCGTACTCGGAGATCGCGATCTCCTGGCCGACTGCGGCAAGCTCGAGGATGGTGCGCTTGCGCGCGGGGCGCGCGCCGGGCTTGATCTCGGCGTCGAAGGCGCGGAACAGCGCCTCCTCCACCAGTCCCGCCTCACCGGCGAAGAACCGCACGACGATGTCGGCGACCTCACGGTTCGGCAGGTATTGGGCGAGGGTGGCACGGTTGCGCTCGTACTCCGAGAGGGAGGCGCGCACGTAGCCGGTGAGGGTGGCCGGGTCGACGATGTCAGTCCACAGGGGCATGATCTGTCTCCTCTCAGACGTACTTGATCAGCGAAGCGAGCTTCGCGGTGGCGGGCTTGGCGAAGTTCGCGTAGAAGGCGGCGATCTTCGAGACCTTCACGCGACCGTGATCGAACAGCGGGACACCGAAGTCCTTGTCGTCGACGACGCTCTGGTCGGTGAGGATGTGTCCCTCGAGGACGCCCGCGCCGGTGGTCGTGCCGGCGGTGACGTCGTAGGGAACGAGGAGGCCGCCGACGAGGGCGACCGGAGTGCCGGAGCGGATGTAGCCGTCCGGGTAGTGCGTACTCTTGGTGAAGGCCGAGATGTCGAGGATCTCGGTCCGGCCGTTACGGATGCCGTGGTCGGAGTCGAGCCACGACATGTCTCCCGTGCCGAGCGTCTCCTGGCGGAGCTTGGGCATGATGTCAGTCCTTTCCAGACTTGTTCTTGGAGTGCTTCTCGTCGTAGAGGTCACGTCCCGACTGGACGCTGCCGCCGGTCGCGTTGGTGTCGCGGTCGCCCTGTCCGGGAATGGGGCGGCGCCCCGGCTTCGCGGGCTCGACGGCGGTCGAGTTGTCGTCGACCCACTTCTTCAGCGCTTCCGCGTCGACGTTCTTGCCGTCCTCGCTGACGAGGCTCTTGCGGTCGAGCGCGAAGAGCTTCGAGGCGGGCACGGTGCGCCCTTCGAGCGCCTTGTCGAGCTGGTCGCCGACGCGCTCCAAAGCGAGCTCGAGGCGATCCGCTGCGCGGGCCTCCTCGATGCGCTTGTCGACGTCCTCCTGCGAGAGCGGCGCCGGCTTGCCGTCGTCGTCCTTCGGCTTCGGCTGCGTCACGGCACGGAACTTCTCCGCGTCGCTCTTCAGGTCGTCGTAGTCGGAGTACTTCGCGCGCTCTTCCTCGCGGGCCTTCTGCTCGGCGCGGCGTGCCCGGTCGGACACGATGCGGTCGAGTTCCTCCTGCGATGCCGGTGCCTTGAACTCCTTGCCGCCGCCCTTCTCGTCATCGTCGGCGACGAAGCGGAGGTAGGGGCTGCGGATGAGCTGGCCGAATGCGTTGCGCTTCATGGTGGGTTGTGACCTTCCGTTTATCGGGCCCGTCGGCCGCCGTTTATGGCCCGTCGGCCGTGCCGCGACACGCTCGCGTAGCGCCTCCACCGAGACGGTGGGAAGTGTGTGGGGGCGGCGCCCGTAGACCGGGGAAGATGCCGGCGGACGCCGCCCTGTCAGATGAGTCCGAGTGCCCGCGCCAGACGGCGCACAGACTCGGGTGTGCCGCGCTCCCCCAGCCGCCGCAGTTCGCGGGCCAGATCACGCTCCAGCTCCGCGACCTTCGCCGCAGATGCCGGAAGTGGTGACGCGTACACGTCGGCGCTGCTGAGCCCGACACCGCGGGGGACGTTCCCGGTCGTTCGGGCGTACTGGAGCCGGTAGTTCGCGTCGTACAGGCGCCGCTCCGCCGCGGTCATCGTGGCCCTGTTCAATGGGTCGCGCTGACCGGTCGCCGCAGCGTCGAAACGCGCTGCACGGTTCGTCACGACCGTGCGCCCGCCGATCGTGACTGTCCCCCGTCCCCGGCCGGCCGCGATGATCTGCCGATCGGTGCGGACCCCAGGAGCCAGCGATACCGCAGTCTGTCCACGGTCGAGG